ACGGGGAGACGTTCGTCGTGGGGCACATGGCCACACTCAATACCCTACGGGAAAGCGTCCAGGACGCCCTGGCGAACCCCTCCCGGTATGACTTTATGCGGCGTTACTGGCGTGAGGGGATGCTGTCCTACCCAGGAGATGGGGCCAGGCGGGCCGCGGATGCCGTCGAGGCATTCTTGGATGAACGTGTAGCCTGTAACGAAGGAGACCAATATGGCAAAAAAGTTCACGAAGTGTATGAAGCGGGCCGACCAGAACACGATCTGGATGATCAAGGGTCGTGAGCGCGTCGCCTTCCAGACCTGGGAGGAGTACGAGGAAGCCGGCAAGCCGTCATACGAGGTCGTCACCGCCGACGTGCTCGAACGATACAAGGTCGTCGAGCAGTTCACGGTACGTCGCCGGTCCACCAAATAGGATGATGCCAGGATGAGCAAAGTACTCGTGATTATCCCCACAATCTCCAGGCCGGCGCTCTGCGCGCGGGCTGTCGAGAGCCTCGTGCGGCAGAACTTTGCCGCCTGGGATCTCGGTATCGTCAAGAACGGTGGGGATGCCAACATCGATCAATACATCACAGCTCTTGAGAGGTTCCTGCCACATCCCCGCATCCGTCTCCTGGTCACGTTTCAGGGCGGGCTCGGCAATGCTCTGAACGAAGGCGTCAGGTACTTTGGGAGAGATCACGAGTACTTTGCCAACCTGGAGGATGACGACGAGTGGCATCCTGAATTTCTACGCACGATGTACCGGGAGGCCAGGGCAAGCGCCGCTGATGTGGTGCACTGCCAGCAACTCCAGGTGCCTAACCAGCGCCAATCGCCCGGTGCCGTTATGGATACCCGCCTGATCCGTAAGGTCAACTGGATCAACTTTCCAATGTGCCTGTTCCGCATGGGACTGTTCAAGCAAACTGGCGGGTTCTGTAACGAGGCCGGCCCGGCAACGGACTGGGACTGGCACCTGCGCTGCCTCAAGGCTGGGGCCAAGTATCACTTTGTACCTGAGACCTTGGTCACTCACCACTGGCAGGGCGACAACTACTGCCTGAAGGTTCACAACAATCAGTTCATCCAACGACGGATGGAAGAAGGAGTCTATGGCTAGGATCGCTTATTGTACGCCGGGCCTCGGCCCGTGCGGTGGGATTCGCGTGCTCGTCGAGCATTGTAACCGATTGGCCGCCAGGGGACACGACGTCGCCCTGGTCGCCCCAAGGCCTGAAGATCCACGCTGGATCAAGGTTGATGTACCCGTCATACCCATCCAGGCACTCCAGGGCGCAAAGCCGCTGGACGCTGTCGTGGCTACTGGGTTCCAGACGGTGGGGTGGTCGTTGCAGATCCCCGCGCAGCGCCGGTATTACTTCGTGCAGATGATGGAGCACGAGTTCTTCACACAGGGCGGAGAAGCCTGGAAGCAGGCGCGGGACTCGTACCCGTTGGCCGCGGCACAGGGCTTTGGGGTCATCACTATCGCAAACTGGCTGCGGCGTGCGCTCTCTCACGAGTGGGGCATCGATGCCGACATCGTGCCCAATGGCGTGAACCAGGAGCAGTTCTACCCCGATCGGTCTGCGGGGCGTGCAAACGCGATTCTGGTCGAGGGCGACGACCGCAATCCGGCCAAGGACACGGAGCACATCAGCTGGCGCGTGGCCCTGGAGCTACGGCAGCTTTACGGCGTCGAGCTGTGGGGCTACTCAGCGATCAATCACCCGTTCGTCAACGAGATGGACCGCCACGTTCTGGTGCCCGCCACTGAGCAAATGCGCCAGATGTACTCCAGCTGCCTGTTCCTGCTCAAGGCCAGCAAGTACGAGGGGCGGGCCTGCGCGCCAGTGGAGGCGATGTCTTGCGGCACGACCTGTGTCCGTGGGATCATAGAAGGTGATGACGACCTGCACCACGGGGTGAACTGCTTGCTGGCAGGGTACAACTACGACGATGTCCTCTCGGCTGCCCAGCAGATGATGGAGGACGAAATTACGCGGCGTAATCTGGAAGCCGGGTGTCTGCAATATGCAGAGCACTGCTTGCAGTGGAATGACAAAATTGACGCCCTTGAGACGATCTACGAGGTGGCTTGATGGTACGCGATGACTATCTCAAGCTGGTCGAAGGACTGGTCACGGCGGAGAACGAGATCAACCTGACCAAGGGCCGCGAGTATGCCCAGGGTGACGAGGATGCGCTGCGTAACTTCAAGGTGTGCGCAGAGTTTCTGGGCCTCACGCCGTTACAGGTCTGCATGGTCTATATGTATAAGCACTTTGCCTCCCTGGCGTCCTACGCCGCGGTTGGCCACGAGCAATCCGAGGAGAGCATCGAGGGCCGCGTGCACGACCTGCGGAACTATGCCGCCCTGTTTCTGGCCCTGGTCAAGGAGGCGACGGCCGACCAGGTTGACGCCCCCTCCTGCGGTTGCCGGATCAAACACCTCGACAACGGCGCGATTGACTTGCTGATGTGTGAGGCGCACGCCGGGCAGTTCGCTGCCGGGCGCGACGTTGTGATACAGGAGTAGGTATGGGATTACGGCGCTACAAGCTAACTAAAACTGATGTGCAAATCATGGAAGCCGCCTCCAAGTTGGAGACAGGCGGCTTCGCCACGTTCACTTCCCACTACCACGCGCCGATCAATGGTACTCCCCGTTGGGACCTGGTGTGGAATAATCGGGAGATCGTGACCAACATCTTCTCGCCAGAGTGGGACGACCGAGTAAATCCAGACGAGTGGGACTTGGATCGGGAACGCGGGGATTACGTACCGTGGGTCCCTCTCTCCTGGCAGGCGGTCCTGGCGCACGATAACCGGCTAGACGCCACGGTCATCGCTGCGGTCGGGACTGGCAAGACGCTGGGCATGGGGGCTGCTTTGAACTACTGGGCCTGCATGATCCCAGGGTTCAAGGCAATGAACGTGGCCCCTGTAGGCTGGCAGGCCAAGCAGATGTTTGATGCCATCAGGATGGAGTTGCTGGACTGGGAGAACCGAGATAGCACGCCCCGCCATGGCCACAACTTTATCGTCAAGTTTGTCGAGCGCCCGTATCCCAAAATCACCTACTACAACGGCTCTACTCTGGAGTTCATGTCCGCCGATGAGAACGGCGGCAAGATCTACTCCTGGTCCGGCGACGTGATCGTCATCGACGAGTCAGACAAGATGCACCTGGCAAACACCGACCTGGAGGAGGTCATGGGCAACCTGGGCACTCGTATGCGTGGCCAGGCGGGTGGCCGTGCCCGGATGGGCAAGCTGATCGTCCTGGCCAACGCCGGCTACGACCCGGCGCTGTGGGAACGCTTCGACCAGGTGGAGGAGCTACCCGATGACTATCTGTCTATCGGCCTGACAATCTATGATAACCCGCTGATCACCAAGGAGCAGCTGAAGGCTATCAAGCGCCGAATCACCGACCCGGACAAGCGCAAGCAACTCCTGATGAACGAGCGGCCGCTGCCCAAGGGCAAGGAGTTCACACCGGCACTACTGGGGCCATGTCAGTGCCTCGCGTTGGATGACGTGATGGAGAATGCACGTGCCAACGGGTTGCCCGGCTACGAGAAAGAGGAAATGCGCCGCGCTGGCGTCGTGAGGTGGATCACCCCGCCCACAGAGTTCGACCGCTACGTCCTGATCGGCGATCCCGGTCAGAACAGCCCGCCCGACCGTAACAGCGCCGCGATCATGGTGATCCGGGTAACGGGCTTCCCGTATGTGCCAGCCGAACTGGTCGCCTTCGACTGGGTGGATGGCCACGGCTCCTACTGGCCTTTCATCAACCGGATGGAGGAATGGTACAAGGCATACAAGCCCATCTACTCAGCCTTCGACGCCACGGGTATCCAGAAGGGCTTCGATGAGCTAGTGTTCGCCCAGAAGGGCCTGTTGATGGAAGGCATCCAGGTCAATAGCAACAAGATGCGCATGGTCGTGGCCCTCAAGCTGATCTTGGGCAAGCAACTCTTGCTCATGCCCAAGGGCATCCAGGGGATCTGGCTCCAGTTGGGTGGCTGGCGGATGCCGGACTCCAAGCTACGCCAGGACATTGCCTCTACGCTCTTTATGGCCGGTGATGTACTGAACCGCCTGTTTGTGATCGACGAGGCTGAGAATGCCGACGACGAGAACGAACTCGAAATCGTCGAGGAGGACGGGCCGTACCATAGACACCGCAGCGATAACCCGCGTCACATACGCAATGCTGGGAGGAACCGCTAATGGACCCCAGAGACGCGGCATTTTTCGAGGAAGTGCTCAAAAACCAGGGCCGCTGGCTGGTTTCGGTGCATGGCGGGCACGTTGTGAAGATCTCTATAGTGGGACCGGAGCTTTCTGCCTCAGAAGTCCGAAAAAAGTCGCTCAAAACCCTGGCGCGGCAGGCCCTAAGTATGGTACAATGCTTTCAATCGAACAGCAGCCCGTAGCTTTGTGACGCAAATGCCACGGGCGCACCTATAGTACAGGACAGTCATCTGCTATCTGCAGACGCATGAAAGTAGAGGCTGGTCGCTTCGGCGACCGGCCTCTTTTTTTGTTTACCTATGAATACAGAACACGGTTTCTACATCGGCAAAAGAGGAGCGCTCTACCAGCGCCGCGAGAGCGGTAGCTTATCCCGCTTTGGGATCAGGATCACCGAGCACGGTATCCAAGTCTTTGACCAGCTCACGCGGCAATGGAAAGAGCTGCCCACCCACATACCAGACCGGTCTGGTGGGACGATCACTATCGCAGTTGCGAAAGAAGGCTAATGGCAGATCGCGTTGTCTTTTCTCGTGATCCTGAGACGCAAGCGCCTGGGGACTACCCCACGGCGGATTGGGCCTCGCAGCGGAGCAAGTACTGGGAGTACTGGCGTCACTTCGATGGCGGCTGGCTCGACTCTACTGTGTCTGACACAGACACCTCCCTCAAGTACCCGCTGAGGCTGAACCCGTACAACATGCCGTGCCTGCTACACGCCGGCTTCCTGTTCGGCGAGGTCCAGGACGGCAATGACCCGTTGGTCGAGGCCGTTGTGGAGCCCTGGGGCCGCGAGACGCCGGAGGCAGACCGCGAGCTGGGGGCCATTCTGAGCGACTTTCTCAACCGCGTGTGGTACGAGAACGACGGGCGCGCCCTCCAGCAGGAGGCGGGCCTGATCTCGCAGATCCTTGGCGGCTGCATCTTTGGTGCGTTCTATGACCCCTCGCGCGAGGCGGACGGCCAGCTGCCGATCCGGCTTGAGCACGTGCTCCCGGAGTACTTCTTTCCGGTGCCCGCGCCTACGCGCCACTGGGAGCTACCCGAGACGTTCGTGTGCTACGAGATCACCCGGCGACAGGCCAAGCTGTTGTATGGCGTCGACGCATCCTACGAAAACGCACTTTACCAGGAGTGGTGGCGGGGAGATCACTACGAGATCACCGTGGAGGGCCACCAGATTAGCTGGGGCGGCTTGCACATGACCGGCGTTCCGCTGGGCGGCCAGGTGCCTTACACGTACATCCCCCACCTCCGCGCCGGCGAATTTTACGGAATTTCTCTCCTGCACGGGAAGCAAGAGATCGCCCAGGAGATCAACGAGCGTCTCGCCGACGTGGGTGACATCGTGAGCGAGAACGCCCGAATGATGCCGGCGATCAAGAATACCCGCAAGATCACGGTCAACCGGATGAGTCACGGCGTGCCGCTCTTGAACCTGGGCCAGGCCGCTCCGGGGATGGACCCGCCCGAGATTGTCTACCCCAACGGTGTGACGACGGACAACACGACTGTGACCTGGGCGCTGGATTTGCTCAACATCGCCCGCACCGAGGCATACACGCCCCCGGTGCTGTATGGCATCGACGAGGGGAGCCAGCGGTCCTCGCTGACCCTGGCGCTACGGGCGCTTCCCCTCCTGGTGCACATGCGTCAGGAGCGCACGTTGTGGACTGCCGGCCTGAACCGCCTGGCGCGCCTGATCTTGCTGATCGCAGCCGAGAAGGGCCTGGACGTTGGCGGTGGCCGCACAATTACCCGCGATGACCTGAACAAGATGCGTATCTGGCAGGAGTGGGCGCCGATTATGCCGCGCGACCACGACCAGCTGGTGAACGAGATGATCATGCGCATCAACTCAGGGCTCGTCGCACCCGAAACAGCATTGAACCGGATGGGTGACATTCGTGACATCCAGACGGAAATGAACTTGATTAAGGCTTGGATGGAGTACACAGCCTCCACGCAGATGCCCATGAATGCCAACCCCTTCGGGGGGACCGGCGCGCAGGGCGAGCAAGCGGGGCTGAACAGGCCATCCCAGCCGCAACCATCTATCTCTAAGGAGGAATGAGCATGGCCGACGAAATCACTGGACAAGGGCAGGATACAACGCCCGGAACCGAGGGAGTAAGCGATAACGCCCAGGCCCCCGGCACTTCGGACGGTGCTCCTGCACCAACGGCTGGTGCCGACAAGGTCGCGGCTCTCCAATCGCAGTTGGCAGAGCAAAAGAGCATTCAGGCAGGACTGGACAAGCGCACGGCGTGGTTGACCCAGCAGTTGGCCGTCGAGCAAGGCGAGAAGGCCGCCCTGACCGAGCAACTGGAGGCACTCCAGGGCAAGGACACCGGCGTGGCCGAGGAACTGGAGCTTCTGCGGCAGAAGGCTACCGCGGCAGATGGCGTGAAACAGGATCTTGAGGCGCAGCTCGCGGCCACGCAGGCCGAGGTCGAGCGCGTCAAGCTGGTTGCCGCCAAGTTCCCGGCGCTGGCCCCGCTCGTGGAGGCCGGCGCGTTGCCCCAGGCTGACAGCATGGAGGACTTTGAAGCCAAGCTGGGGCAGCTGAACCAGACGATGACTACGCAGTCGGCTGCGGCCGCCCAGGCGCAGTTTGAGCAGATGGCCCAGGGAGTCAAGCCGCCCAGTTCGCCACCGTCCGGTGGCACGACCAGCTTGGATGCACTGCATCAGGACATGATGACCGCTCTGCGTGCAGATGACATGGGAAAGTACAACGAGCTGAAGGAGCAGTGGTACGCCGCTCAGACTATCCCGAATGGGTAGTCTTGCGGGCTCGTTCCTCTGCATCCCAGCATAAACATATCCTTTAGGAGGAACGATTATGGCATCAGTATCCAGTGGGTTCCTCGATACCGCCTACGGCGATACGCCGTGGGAGGACTTCGACAAGAACCAAAGAACCGTATACGTGCCGGAGCTTTTGGAAGCGTACCGGCAGTCGTCCCTGTTCTACGGCCTGGTGACGTTCGGCGTCAATCTGGCCGCCCAGCGGACGGGCAAGATGGTGTTCACCCAGGTGCTCGACCCTGAGCCGAACATCGCTGAGCTGAGCACGCGCCAGATCTGGCTGCCCCAGCTCTACATGGATTCCAGACAGCTGGAAATCACCGCGGCCTACTACGGCGACAAAGTGATGATGCATAAGTACGATGATTTGATCACGTACTGGAAGGAAAACGCGCAGGCTGGCCTGCGTCGCATCGTCTCCAGCCGTTTGGCTCCGCACATGGTGGGCTCCCTGGACCTGCTGGCTCGGAACGCTTTCTTGAACAAGACCACGGTCATGTTCGCCGGAAGCGCCAGCGACTTTGGATCCCTGAGCAAGACCGACACCTTCGACCTGGGCATCGCTCGCGCGGTGCACTTGGGCGCGGACTTTGAGCCCGACCCGGTGCAGAACCCCATCGTGGGTATCGCTTCGCCGTCCGCGGTCTACACGATCAAGGACAGCGACAGTGGCGAGTTCATCTCCCGGTTGAAGTACACGGACAATCGCCGGATGCTCAACTATGAGATCGGCGAGTACGAGGGTGTCCGCTTCGCGCAGCACCCGACCGTGACGTTGTGGAACTGTGGCGAGGTCCTGCACCAGACCACGATTGCGGCCAGCATCACTCTGGGCGACGGCGCTCCTGACCCCGCGACCACGAAGGTTGAGGGCGTGTGGCAGGTTGGCCAGAGCGACGCCACGCACTACATCTCGGTAGCCGATTCGTCCGGCTTCGAGGCTGGCGACGTCGTGACGCTGCACGTGCATCGCTCGGGTGACGCATCGACCTGGGACAGCGCGCTGGATAGCAAGTACAAGGCTACCAATGGCGTGTTGTTCACGGACCCGAAGATGATCACCCGCGAGATCTACAGCGTTGATACCGGCAAGCTGGTGTTCACCGAGCCCATCACCGTCGATTACTTCCAGACCGACCTGGGTGGCACCGTCTATGGGTACGTGACCAACGCCCGTCCGATCCACGCGACCGTGTTCATGAAGGGGCCGCGCGGCGTGGTCGCCGGCGTGCTGCAACCGCCTCAGACCTACAACCCGCCCCCGATCGATGACACGCAGTCCATCTACCGGTTCGCCTGGGACGCCCGGATGAAGTACCAGCAGATGTACCCGAACCGGTTCGAGGTCTACTTCCACGCTGGCCCGATCCGCAAGCTGGGCCAGGTTGTGAACCTCTAGCCTGCGAGGTGCGCTATGGCATCAGTTACGTGGGCCACGTTCAAAGCTCAGATTGCACGCAAGCTCGACGATGCGTCTTACCGGACGTACTCCGAGACCTTGCTGCTGGACGCCGTGAACGATGCGCTGGAGGCATTCGCCGCCGCGCACACGGGCGTTGCGTCTGACTTCGATCTCACGGGAGATGGAACAACCTATGAGTTCGACCTTCCCGGTGATATCATCGAGGAGGAAGGCGCTGGTGTCTACGCAGTGCACTGGGAAGAAAATACGTGGCTCGCGCGACTGGAATACTGGCCTGGCAAGGCATGGCCTAACTCGACACGATCCACCTCGTCTAAGCCGCTTGGCTACATCCTGTGGCCGCAGGGGAAGATCTCCTTCTCCCGCATCCCGACAGCCAGCCAGGCGGTCACGGTCCACTACGTTGCCTACTACGCCGAGGTGGAGAACGACAGCTCTACTATCTCAGTGCCGCGCTGGGCTCGCAGCGCCATCAAGCACTACGTGTGCGCGGAGGCGCTGGAGCCCGGCTCGGCCAAGGCCAGCAAGCTGGGGCAGTACAAGTCCAAGCGCGAATCAGGCGATCCCGAGGACAACCCGCTATTACGTCTGGCGGAGCACTACATGAAGCGGTACTACGAGATCCTGGCTGCTCATCAGCCACCGCAGTACACCAAGCTGCAGCCGCACGAGTCGCGCTACTACAAGTAGGAGACCTATGGGCGAAATCGTCAACGACTTGATGGTGAGTCTCAAGGCCCACCTGCAGGACAAGATGATCGACGGCATCCCGGATGAATACGCGACGCTGTTGGCCTACACAGACTCCGAGGGTGTTGCACGTACCCTCGCGCCATGCCTAATCAAGCTCGGCCGGCTGCAGGATGACCCTACGGAATTGAGCGACGATCTGTCAATTCCATCGGCGCACATCGCTATCCAGCCGCACGACCCGGACGACCTGTCCGATGGCTGGAAGCACTCGGTAGCCAGCTCGGTGGACAGCTCGGCGACGAACTTGAGCCTGGCGATAGGCTACCCGTACGAGATCGGCGGCGGCCGGGTGTGGTGGAGGCGGTTCAAGGTCTCGTTCAAAGTTTTCTTCATCTACTCGGACCAAGCCGAGGCAGAAGCAACACGGCTGGGCAACCTGTTCCGGGCGATGCTTGAGAAGTACTGTGAATCCTACCGGGCGACCAACCTCCACGGCTGGAAGTGCGGTGGCCTGCAGGACGCCCTGGGCGAGACAGCCCTGGAGTCCCACGTGGCCAAGTCACACGCTGTGGCGACAGGTGGCCCGGACGACGACTATATCTGGGAAGGAGCAGTGTGGGTTCAAGTCCAGACAGAGCGGGAATGAGAGTCCTTGGGCTCTTTGGTCAACGAGACCAGATAGGCGCGGTAGAGGTCTATCGAATCACGTTGCCCTACACGTACTTAAACAACGAGAGCGAGACACGCTGCGGGTGGATGACCGTGAACGAAGCGGCAGCCCATCTGCGTGCAGATGATACGGATACCGTGTTCGGCAACGACATCGTAGTTCTGCATCGGACAATCTCTGCGGACCCTGGTGCAGGGCAGTCGCTAATCGCGGCGCTCAAGTGCCGTGGGGCCAGGGTAGTCTATGAGACCGACGATGACTACAGCGGGCGCTACAGGCAGGCGGACCTTATCGAGAGTCGCACCTGGGAGCCCTACATCCAACACGTAGACGCCATCACCGTGTCCACACTAGCACTGGCCAAGCGAGTCCGGGAGGAGACGGGCGGGCGCATACCTGTCCACGTCATCCCGAACGCCATCGACCGCGCTTGGTTTGCCAGCACGGCCCAGGCAGCCCAGCGGCCTTTCTCGGACAAGCTCGTCGTGATGCTGGCCGGCACCAAGTCCCACTACCAGGACTGGATGGTTCTTCAGGATGTCATCCCTGGCATCCTGGCCGACTACCCACACGTCAAGTTCCTGGTGGCAGGCATCACGTCCGAGTACCTGGTGAACGCCGGCGCTGAGACCGTCGCGCCGGTCAAGTACACGGCATATCCAGGCATCCTGGCCCAGGCAGACATCCTGTGTGCCCCGCTCATACCCGATGACCCGTTCAACGCCAGCAAGTCGCCAATCAAGGCGATTGAGGGGTGGTGCGCGGCCCGGCCTGTTGGGAAACAGATGGGCGGCTGTGCGGTGATCGCCAGCAAGTGTGCGGTCTACCGCGGCACCGTCCAGAACCGTCACAATGGGCTGCTGGTCGACCATACCCCAGAGGCGTGGGATGCCGGAATCCGCAAACTGATCGAGGACAGATTTACGCGGCGTAAGCTGCAGATCCAAGGTCACAAGAATGCCCAGCGGTACGACATGGCCACCCACTGGCAGGACTGGCACCGGGTCTACACCAAGATCGTAAATGGAGGTTCGATATGACAGTTGCTGCAAGCGAATCAATCTTTGCTTATGGGCCACAGACTGCGAAGGGCACGCTGGCGACCACGTACTACCGCCACAAGGCCATGCAGGTCAACGTTGGTCCCCAACAGGTGATCCGCCAGTTCCCGCCTGAGATCGGCGGCGGCTTTCACCCCACTGGCGCGTACAAGCAGATGGCTTTTGGCGCTGGCCAGGCCGTGATGAATCCGCGCCTGGAAAACGTCATCGGCTGGCTGATGTATGCAGCCTGCGGGAAGATCTCCGACGTGGCCGACACGCCGGAAGCCGGGATGACCCGGCATATCCTGACCCCGCCCGACAACTACTACGACATGGAGTGGATGTCGCTCCGGCGCGAGATCCCCGGT